TTATCAGTAGCAGAGAGTAGTAGTTGGAATACAGATTTTATATCTACAGGATTCACTATATCGTCAAATGAATCATATATTTCAGCATCAGGAGGGGAATACATATATATGGCATTTAAATAATGAATAATAAAAACACGTAATAATATAATATTAATTTAAATTTAAAACTATGGAAATCAAATTAAATGAATCTCAAATTAATCGTATTACTCAAATATTGAATGAATTTCCAATTCGTGAATTAGCAAGAGTACAAGCGATTTCAGGAATTTTACAAGAATCAAATAAAAATACAAATGAATCTAATAAGAAAAATTAGCATTGGTCGTGATTATAAAAACGATGCAATGCACTACAGCGTAGGACAAGAAGTATTTGGAGGTCATACAATAACAGAAATTATTGAAGATGACGGTGAATATAAAATATATATAAATAAAGAGGATGAAACTTTGCCATGGAAACACTTTAATAAAAACATGGCTATTGCAGTTGAATACGATTTACAATATTAATGAAACATTTATACGCTTATATAGTTGAACCTATAGAAGGTCGTTATACTAATAATAAAAAAATAGGTAATTCTAATTTAATATTAAATACATCTATAGAAAACCATAAGTTTGTAAACAGATATGGTAAAGTTGTACAAACACCTATAAATCAAACATCTGATATTAAGATAGGAGATACAGTTATAGTACATCATAATGTATTTAGAAGATTTTATGATATGCGAGGCAAAAGTAAAAATAGTATGAGCTATTTTAAAGAAGATAAATACTTTTGTTATGATGATCAGATATTTTTATATAAACAAAACAATAAATGGCATGCTCCTAATGAATTTTGTTTTGTAAAACCAATAAAAGAAGATAATTTATTATCAGATCAAAAAGAAAAACCTTTGATAGGCGTTTTAAAGCACTTAGGGAGCGATTTAAGAAGCTTTAATCTTAAAGTTAATGATTTAGTTGGTTTTACTCCAAATAGCGAATATGAGTTTGTTATTGACAATAATAGAATGTATCGAGTGCCCTTAAATTCAATTTCAATTAAATATGACAGAAAAGGAACTGAAGTCGAATATAATCCAAGCTGGTTATAAAGCAGTTCATGAGCTTATACGTGTAGCAGAAGAAGAAATAATTGTTGATGGTGGTGAAGATGAACTTGCCGCTGACAGATTAAAAAACGCAGCTGCAACAAAAAAACTTGCAATATTCGATGCTTTTGAAATACTATCTCGTATAGAAGCGGAAAAAAACATTATGGAAGACAAACCAGTTGAAGATAAAAAAAGCTTTAGTGGTTTTGCTGAAAAAAGATCTAAATAATGTACGAGCAAACTTTAATAAAAACCGTAACACCTATTAAAGAAAATGTTATTAAAAGAAATAACAGATATAAAAAATGGAGTTATGGATATAATAAAGAATTTGATGTTATAGTTATTAGTAAAAACGGGACAATAGGTGAAATAATTGAAATACAAAATTTAGTTATAGCTTTACCTGCTAAGCCTAAAAGTATTGATAATAATAATAATAAATGGGAGCCTCATATATATCCTAAAGAATTAAAGCAAATAAATACTATATTTGATTGGGAATCATATCCTGAATCTTTTAAAAATAAGTGGTATGCATATATTGATAGAGAATTTACTAGGCGCGAAGAAGGTTACTGGTTTTATAATAAAGATAAACCTACTTATATTACTGGTTCTCACTATATGTACCTGCAACACACCAAGATTGATGTTGGGAAGCCAGACTACAGAGAAGCTAACAGAATTTTCTATATCTTCTGGGAAGCTTGTAAGGCCGACACTAGATCTTATGGAATGTGCTATCTTAAAAACAGAAGGTCTGGTTTCTCCTTTATGTCTTCAGCTGAATCCGTTGCTCAGGCAACAATTACTACAGACGCACGGTTTGGGATATTGTCCAAATCTGGAGCTGATGCTAAAAAGATGTTTACAGACAAAGTGGTACCAATATCCGTCAACTACCCGTTTTATTTCAAACCAATACAAGACGGAATGGATAGGCCCAAAACAGAATTGGCATACAGAGTACCCGCAAGTAAACTCACCCGTAAGTCGATTACCGAAACTAGTGAAAGACAAATATTAGAAGGGTTAGATACAACTATTGACTGGAAAAATACAGGTGATAATAGTTATGACGGTGAAAAGCTTAGATTATTAGTACACGATGAATCAGGTAAATGGGAAAGACCTGATAATATATTAAACAACTGGCGTGTTACTAAAACAACATTAAGACTTGGTAGTCGTATTATAGGTAAATGTATGATGGGTTCAACATCTAATTCACTTGATAAAGGTGGTGATAATTTTAAAAAATTATATTATGACTCAGATGTTACGAAAAGAAATAAAAATGGCCAGACTAGCTCAGGATTATATTCTTTGTTCATACCTATGGAATGGAACTACGAAGGATACATTGATTCTTATGGATACCCTGTTTTTGATACGCCAGAAATACCCGCAGTTGGCAATGATGGATACGAGATTGAAACCGGCGTTATAGATTTTTGGCAAAACGAGGTAGAAGGATTAAAGCATGATTCTGACGGATTAAATGAATATTATAGACAATTTCCAAGAACAGAAGAGCACGCGTTTAGAGATGAAGCTAAAAATAGTATATTTAATTTAACTAAAATATACGAGCAAATAGATTTTAATGAAGACTTTGAAAGAAAAGGTTTAGTTACTAAAGGTTCGTTTATATGGGAAAATGGTATAAAGGATACAAAAGTATTATTTACACCTAATAAATCTGGTAGATTTTTAATTAGCTGGACACCTCCTAAAAACCTTGAAAACAATGTAATAACTAAGCAAGGAGTTAAGTTTCCTGGTAATGAACACATAGGTGCTTTTGGATGTGACTCATATGATATATCAGGTACAACTGATGGTGCTGGATCTAAAGGATCTCTTCACGGGCTGACTAAATTTAGCATGGAAGATGCTCCACCAAATACATTTTTTTTAGAATACATAGCTAGACCACAAACTGCTGAAATGTTTTTTGAAGATGTATTAATGTCTTTAGTTTATTATGGTATGCCAATATTAGCAGAAAATAATAAACCTAGATTGTTATATTATTTAAAAAGAAGAGGTTATAGGCAGTTTTCTATGAACAGACCAGATAAAATTTGGAATAAATTATCTGTAACAGAAAAAGAAATAGGTGGAATACCTAATACTTCAGAAGATATAAAACAAGCACACGCTGCCGCTATTGAAACTTATATACAAAAATATGTAGGTATAACAAGCGAAGGTGGTGGTAATATATATTTTAACAGAACATTAAACGATTGGGCAAGATTTGATATTAATAAGCGAACAAAATATGACGCTACTATTTCTAGCGGGCTCGCTGTTATGGCTTGCAATAGGCATTTATATCATCCTAAACCAAAATATGAAAAATCGTCGTTAGACTTAAAAATATCAAGATTTAATAATAAAGGATTGCATTCAGAAATAATTAAATAACATGGCTGAAACAATATTAAAAAGCTCATTCCCTAGCCAAATAGCTAGTGATGCAGAAAAATCTACGCAGGAATATGGCTTAGAAGTTGCGCGCGCTATTGAGCATGAGTGGTTTAAAAGAGATTCTGGTGCTACTAGGTTCTATTCTAATAGGGATGAATTTCACAGATTACGACTTTATGCGAGAGGTGAACAATCTGTAAAAAAATATAAAGATGAATTATCTATTAATGGTGATTTATCATATCTTAATTTAGATTGGAAACCTGTTCCAATTATTCCAAAGTTTGTTGATATAGTTGTAAACGGTATGTCAGATAGACTTTATGATATAAAAGCTTTTTCACAGGACCCAGCTTCAATGAAACAACGCACTGATTATGTTGAATCTGTATTAGAAGATATGCAAACAAAAGAAATATCTGATAATATAATGGCTCAGCTGGGTGTAAACGTGTATAGCAACGATCCTGAAAAATTACCAGAAAACGAAGAAGAGTTAGCATTACATATGCAGCTTGAATATAAACAAGCTATAGAAATTGCTGAAGAACAAGCAATTAATACAGTATTTAATTCTAATAATTACGATTTAACACAGCGTAGATTAAATTATGATTTAGCTGTAATTGGTATTGGTTGTATTAAAAATGAATTTAATACATCACAAGGTATTAAAATTAAATATGTTGATCCTGCTGATGTTGTTTATTCTTATACGTACTCACCTTATTTTGATGATATATATTATATAGGTGAAGTTAAATCAGTGACAATCAACGAGTTAAAACAACAGTTTCCTAATTTAACACAGGAAGATCTTGAAGAATTAACTAAACAAGGAGTTCAAACATCAGCATCGCATAATAGATATATAAATGAAGATTCTGTTTTAGACGCAAATACAATACAAATTTTATATTTTAATTATAAAACATATAATAATCAAGTATTTAAAATAAAGAAAACAGCTTCTGGTGCAGATAAAGCAATACCTAAAAGCGATCAATTTAACCCACCTAAAGACAATAGATCTTTATTTACTAAAGAATCAAGGTCAATTGAAGTTGTATATGATGGTGCTTTTGTTCTTGGTACACAAAAATTATTAAAGTGGGAAATTGCTAAAAATATGGTTAGGCCTAAAAGCGATACTACAAAGGTTATGATGAATTATAATGTTGTAGCTCCTCGTATATATAAAGGACGTATTGAATCTTTAGTTAGTAGAATAACAACATTTGCTGATATGATTCAGTTAACGCATTTAAAGTTACAGCAGGTAATGGCGAGAATGATACCTGATGGAGTTTATTTAGATGCGGACGGTTTAGCTGAAATTGATTTAGGCAATGGCACTAATTATAATCCGCAAGAAGCATTAAATATGTTTTTTCAAACAGGTTCTGTTATTGGTAGATCAATGACAACAGATGGAGATATGAATGCGGGTAGAGTGCCTATACAAGAGTTAACTTCTAACGGTGGTAATAATAAAATATCGTCATTAATTAGTACATATAATTATTATTTACAGATGATACGTGATGTTACCGGTTTAAATGAAGCTCGTGACGGATCTATGCCTGACAAAAATGCACTTGTTGGTGTACAAAAGCTTGCGGCAGCTAATTCAAATACTGCTACAAGACATATACTACAATCAAGTTTATATCTTACAGCAAAAACAGCTGAAGCCATTAGTTTAAGAATATCCGATATATTAGAATTTTCACCAACAAGAGATGCTTTTATATCTAGTATCGGTAGATTTAATGTAGCAACTTTAGAGGATATTAAGAACATGCACTTACATGACTTTGGTATATTTATTGAACTAGC